GACGTTGGGAAACATCCGATGGCGGTGAATATTTCGCAGCGGGTGTTGGTGGTGCGATCACAGGTCGTGGTGCGGATCTATTAATCATAGATGATCCACACTCGGAACAAGATGCATTGTCCAAGGTCTCTTTAGAAAGAGCATACGAATGGTATACATCAGGACCTCGTCAGCGTTTACAACCTGGTGGTAAAATAGTTTTGGTTATGACCCGTTGGTCCTTGAAAGATTTAACAGGAGTCTTGATTGCAAATCAAAAGGAAGCAAAGTCTGATCAGTGGCACGTGGTTGAGTTTCCAGCGATCATGGATCAAGAACCAGTTTGGCCTGAGTATTGGAAGATGGACGAGTTGGAAAAAGTTAAAGCTGCACTGCCTGTTGCTAAATGGAACGCGCAGTGGATGCAACAACCAACTAGTGAAGAAGGAGCTATATTAAAACGAGAGTGGTGGCGTACCTATGATTCAGATGACATACCACCTCTACATCATGTGATACAAAGTTATGATACAGCTTTTTTAAAAAAAGAAACAGCGGATTACTCTGCTATTACCACTTGGGGTATTTGGTATCCAAGCGATGATGAAGGAGCTAATTTAATTTTACTCGATGCCATCAAAGGACGGTATGAGTTTCCAGAGTTAAGGCGTATGGCTTTAGAGCAATATAAATATTGGAATCCTGAAACAGTCATTATTGAAGCAAAAGCATCAGGTCTACCTTTGACCTACGAACTTAGAAAGATGGATATACCTGTCACAAACTTTACACCCAGCAAAGGAAACGACAAGCACGCTCGTGTAAATGCTGTTGCACCTTTGTTTGAATCTGGTATGATATGGGCTCCTAATCAGAAGTTTGCAGAGGAAGTGATAGAAGAATGCGCTGCCTTTCCATACGGAGATCATGACGATCTTGTGGACTCAACAACACAAGCTATCATGAGATTTAGGCAAGGTGGATTAATCTCTCACCCAGAAGATTATGTGGATGAGATCAAAGAACAAAAACAGAGAGTGTATTACTGATGGCTGAAGGCATATTAACATTAAATCCAATAATACCTGAAAGAGACCCTGATCAATTAGGCAGCCCTGCAATTATAGAAGGTCCACTTGGAGCAGGAATAGGTTTAGCGTTGGCTAACATGCTTAAAGATAAAAACAAAGAAAATTTACCAGAAGAAGTTGATAAAGAAAAAACTCCACAACAAGAACCACCAGAAGGTGAACCTGATTTATTACCAGAACTATCTAAACAAACAGTTGAAGAAGTAATTAGAAAAGAAATAAAAGAGAAAGAAAAATCATCTGAAGATCCTAATGTTTTACCTGAAGAACTTACACTTGAAAAAGTAAGATCGGACGTTAAGTTTAAACAAAGTAAATTTCGTAATACTACTGATGTTTTTTATAAAGGTAAAAAATACGCAGAAATAGAAAAAAGAAGTGATAGACCAAAATTTAGAGGTTTATTTGATTATGATTTAAAATTTCCTTCTGGTTATTTTTTAGAGGATGGTGAAGAAATTTTTGAAACACAAGATGCTGAGCATGGTCTTAAAGATGCAAAGGAAATTATGGTAAATTCTATATTAAGTGATTTAAAAAGAAACAAAAAATCTATGGGCGGCATGATTGATAGTCCTTTACCAGGAAGGAGCAGATACATATAATGTCAGCATTAACAGATAAATATTCTAAAAATTTTAGTGATGAGAAAAGAAAAGAATTTGAAAAGCGTGTAAGAGATACAGCTGGTAACATGTCAGAGCTATCAGCGATCCTGTTAGTTTTAGAGGAAATGCGTCAAGAGGGAATGAAGGATGGTGGTATGATAGACAAGCCACTTGGATCTGGAGGTGTAAAGTCTGGCCCACCGCCAAAACGAGGTCCCAATCCACAAGGGTTGAATATTCCTTTAAAACAAGTTAAAACCTAAGATTGGAGAAATTTAAATGGCAGAAATAGACAAGTCGCTTCCTAACGAGCTTAGAACAGAAATCGAAGTACCCGCTGAAGAAGTTGTTGAAGAAGAAGTAGTAGAACAAAAAGGTCCTGTTGAGGTTGTACCTGAAGAGGATGGCGGTGCAACGATCGACTTTGAACCAGGTGCAATCAATATACCTGGAACTGAAAATCATTTTGATAATTTAGCAGACATATTACCAGAAGACATTTTAGAACCATTAGGTAATGAGATGGTACAAAACTACATGGATTATAAAACGTCCAGAAAAGATTGGGAACAATCTTACATACAAGGTTTAGATTTATTAGGATTCAAATACGAAAACAGAACAGAACCATTTCAAGGAGCTTCAGGTGCAACGCATCCAGTTTTAGCTGAAGCAGTCACACAGTTTCAAGCACAAGCTTACAAAGAATTATTACCTGCAGAAGGTCCAGTCAGAACAGATATAATCGGAATCGATTCACCACCCGTTCAACAACAAGCAACTCGTGTTAAAGATTACATGAACTATATTTTAATGGATCAAATGCAAGAATACGAACCTGAGTTTGATCAGATGTTATTTCATTTACCTTTAGCTGGTTCAACTTTTAAAAAAGTTTATTACGATCAGTTATTGGGGAGAGCAGTGAGTAAATTTATACCTGCTGAGGATTTGATTGTTCCGTACACGGCTACCTCATTAGACGATGCGGAATCAATCATCCACTCTTTAAAAGTTTCTGAAAACGATTTAAGAAAACAACAAGTTAATGGTTTTTATTCTGATGTAGAACTTGGACCACCAGGTGTTGATAACAACGATGATTTAACTAAAAAAGAAAGAGAACTTTCTGGAACTAAAAAAACAGGAAGACAAGAACCTGTTTATACAGTTTTAGAATGTCATGTTAATTTAGATCTAGAAGGGTTTGAAGATGTTGATGGTGAGAATCAACCAACAGGAATTAAACTTCCATACATCGTAACTGTTGAAGAAGGATCAAGAAAAATTTTATCAATTAGACGTAACTATGCGCCTAACGATCTAAAGAAAAATAAAATCCAATACTTTGTTCATTTTAAATTTCTTCCAGGTTTAGGATTTTATGGCTTTGGATTAATCCACATGATTGGCGGATTGAGCAGAACCGCAACGGCTGCTCTCCGTCAATTATTAGATGCAGGAACGTTATCTAATTTACCTGCAGGATTTAAACAACGAGGTGTAAGAGTTAGAGATGAAGCATCCCCTATTCAACCAGGTGAATTTAAAGATGTAGATGCACCAGGTGGATCATTACGTGATGCATTCTTTCCATTACCGTACAAAGAACCATCAGCAACACTGTTACAATTAATGGGCATAGTCGTGGGCGCTGGTCAAAGATTTGCTGCTATTGCTGATATGCAAGTGGGTGATGGTAATCAACAAGCAGCTGTTGGTACAACGATTGCATTATTGGAACGTGGCTCCCGTGTCATGAGCGCAATTCATAAACGATTGTACGCTGCTATGAAAAAAGAATTTAAATTACTTGGAATAGTAATTGCACAATACTTGCCACCAGAATATCCATATGATGTGGTTGGTGGTGCAAGAACTATTAAACAAATAGATTTTGATGATAGAATAGATATTGTTCCTGTTGCAGATCCAAATATATTTTCACAAACACAAAGAATTTCAATGGCGCAAACAGAATTACAATTAGCTCAATCAAATCCACAAATACATAACTTGTATAATGCTTATCGAAAAATGTATGAAGCAATTGGTGTTAAAGATATTAGTCAAATATTACCACCACCTGCTCCAATACAACCAATCGATCCAAGTGTTGAACATATTAATGCAATGGCAGGTAAACCTTTCCAAGCTTTTCCTGGTCAAGACCACAGAGCACACATTACAGCGCATTTAAATTTCATGTCAACAAATATGGTTAGAAATAATCCAATGATTATGGCTGCTGTTCAAAAAAATATTCTAGAACACATATCAATCATGGCACAAGAGCAAGTACAATTAGAATTTAGAGAGCAAATGATGCAAATGCAGATGCTACAACAACAAGCTCCAACGAATCCACAAGCTGCACAACAACTACAACAGCTAATGCAAGTAGTTGAAGCTAGAAAAGCAGTGTTGATTGCTGAAATGACAGAGGATTACATGAGAGAAGAGAAGAAAATTACTTCTCAATTTGATTCTGACCCACTATTGAAGTTAAAATCACGTGAAGTTGACCTACGTGCTATGGAAAATGAACGTAAAAAACAGAACGATGAGGCTCAAGTCGAACTTGCAAGAGCAAGATTGATGCAATCAAGAGAAAATTT